CGCCTACCCGCAGCGGTACATCGACGGCACGTTGATTCGAGTCGGCGACAAGCGCGCACTGGTTTCGCCGGTCGGCCTGACGGTCGATCCGAAGCCCGGTGACACGCTGACTGATGCGGCTGGAGATCTGTTCCAAGTGGTCGACGCGAAGGCGACTGCGCCGGCCGGTACTGCCGTTTTGTGGACGCTACAGGTGCGCAAATGAGTGGCGGGTGGAGCATCCCGCTCGATCAGCTGGCCGCCAAGGTGCAACTCGATCTCGAGACTGTCGCCCGCAAGTCAACGCTCGATGTGTTCACTGCGGTAGTGAAGGGCGCGCCGGTCGACACCGGGCGTCTGCGCGCGAACATGAACGTGAGCTACGGCGGGCCAGACATCAGCGTGACCAACAGCACGGATGCATCGCGAGGGCTGAAAGAGGCGCAGAAGGCGCTGACGCTGCCGGTCGGAGGCGTGACGTACATCACGAACGCGCTTCCCTATGCGGCGGTCGTCGAGTACGGCCTGTATCCAAATCCGCCGAAGAACCCGACCGGCAAGACTGCAAACGGCTACTCGATCCAGGCGCCGCAAGGAATGTTCCGAATCGCCGCGCTGCGTTACAGCGAATACGTTAAGAAGGCATTGAACCAATGAGAGTAACCCGTATCCCCGGAGATTCCCACGACGTCGGCTCGCGTCCATGTCGCGTCTGGCTCAACGATGTCGAAATCCTCAATTGGACTGCGGCTGATGACTTCCGGCGCGTGGTGCAAACGCCAGATGGTGCACGCTTTGGCTCGGTGCGCATCGACATGACTCCAGCTGCCGTCGCACCGACCGAAGAAGCGGCGACCCACCTGTGCGGCGTGTTCGTCGCGGAGCCAAAGCCGGAAGCGCCGTCAGTTGAGGTTGTCGAGGCGGCGCCGGAATCTGCGGCACCCACAAAGCCCGTCGCGCCAGTGCTGACTCAAGGATTGCGCGGCAAGGGCCAAAAATGAGCGACGCACTCGTCCGCGAAGCGTTCGAAACGCGCCTCAAGGCATGGGCGGATGCCCAGGTGCCGCCAATCCAGATCGCGTACCAGAACAAAGCGTTCACGCCACCGGCTGGTCGCTACGTTCGCTGCCACCTGATCCCGGCGCCGACGCTGAGCGAGGATTGGGCCGGCGAGCATCGACTCCGGCGCGGCGTCTTCCAAGTCGATCTTTGCGTGCCGAGCAGGAAGGGGCCGGGAGCTGCAACCGCCCTTGCTGAATCCCTGGATGCCGCTTTCCCGCTGACCGGGCCGATGACGCAGGGGAGCATTCAGGTCTACCTGCTGTCGCCAATGAGCCAAGGGCCGGCGTTGCAAGAGTCTGACCACTACGTTGTTCCGGTGTCGTGCACTTACCGAAGCGACACGATTTAACGGAACCGAGCATCAGCGAAGGCCCGCCTAACTAGCGGGTCTTTTTCTTTCCGGCCGTCCGTTTGGACGGCTTTTTTACGCCCATCGTGGGCAACATCCGTCGGCCGACATCGGCCGGAAAGGAACTATCATAGCTTTCTCACTACCCAACGGAGCAACGATCTCGATGGGATCGAGCTACGGCTCCACCAAAGCTCTTTCCGCGTTCTCGAACGCCAACCCGGGTGTCGCCACTCTCGAAGCCTCGCACGGCATCATCGTTGGCGACATCTTCGAGGTCACTTCCGGCTGGTCGCGCGCCAACGGCAACGTGTACCGTGCGTCGGCTCTGTCCACCAACGACGTCACCGTCGAGGGCCTGAACACCTCGAGCACCACGCTGTTCCCCGCCGGCTCCGGCACCGGCACTGTGCGAGAGGTCACGGCCTGGACGCAGATTACGCAGGTTCTCGACCTGACCACCAGCGGCGGTGAGCAGCAGTTCGCGACGTACTCGCCGCTGGAAGACGACGCTGAGCATCAGATCCCGACCGTCAAGTCCCCGATCGTGATCAAGATGAAGATCGGCGACGACGCCACCCTGCCGCACTACGCAGTCCTGGCCACTGCCGACGCCGACCGCCAGCAGCGCGTCATCCGCATCCTGCTGCCGTCTGGCTCGCCGATCTACTTTTCGGCCTACGTGACGCTGCAGAAGACCCCGACCCTGACCAAGAACGAGGTCATGGGTCTGGAAGTGACGCTGTCGCTGATCAACCAGGTCACCCGTTACGCCGCGTAATCCCCAGGGCGGGGCTTCGGCCTCGCCCGTTAATCACAGGAGCCCGCATGCTGAAAATTCAAGCTAACCCGACCTTCACTTCGCGCGTCGAGATCCCGACCCCGGAAGGTCCGGTTGCGATCAAGATGGTGTTCAAGCATATGGATACCGACAGGTACGACGAATTCATCAAGCGCGAAGCAGAACTCAAGCGCAGCAACGAGGACGCGATCATGGATATCGCCGAGGGCTGGTCCGGTGTTGATGGCGACTTCACCCGCGAAAACATCGCCAAGGTTTGCAAGCAGTACCACGCCGCGGCCGGCGCGATCGTCACGGCGTTCATCAACGAACTGACCCAGGCCAAAGCGGGAAACTCCGCCAGGTAGCGGCGCACCTATATAAACAGCCGAACGATCCGAAGGCCATGGAGTTTTTCGGCCTCACGGACGCTGATTACGCAGACGAGAATATTGCGTGGGTTTGGCCCTGCAATGTGCCAGTCGTTAATTTGTTCGTCGCTTTGGGAACGCAATGGTTGGTGGGTCCGTGCGGTCCCTATGGCCTGAATTACGCCGTGATGTACCAGAAACTCGACCGGATGCGCGTCAGCCATGAAGTGGCCGAGCAGATGGAAGAGGATATTCGAATTTTAGAGGACGCGGCTCTCGAGCAGATGCGCAAAGACCAGGAGTAAATGTGGATCGTACCGTCTTGACCCTAGCCGTTGACAGTTCCCAGGTGGGAACTGCCGCCGCAGCGTTCGGCCGCATGGTCGATGCTGGCAATGCGGCTGCTACGTCGGCTGGCCGCGTCACGTCCGCAGCCGCACTGGAAGGTCGCACGATTACCCAGACGCTGCTCCCGGCGCTGACCAACGGGATCAACCGTACTCGTACGCTGGATGAAGCCCAGACCGCACTCGGACAGGATGCGACTCGCCAAGTAGCATCCTTGCGTACGCCTGCTACTTTCGCGTCTGGTATTACAGCTGTTCCGCAAGTTCAAATTCATGATCGCCAAGTGTCGCCCGCACGCAACGCAGAGAGCGACGCTGGCCGGCTAGAGAGAATTTTCAGGCGGGTCCGTGCGCAGCAGGCAGAGGGTGACCACAATGCGCGAATGCGACTGGATGTTCGACCGAGTAATTTCGCGCCCGACTTCTCAAGCGCAGCCGGTCGCGACGCTGTAATTAGTACAGCAAGACGCGCGCCAACGCCAGTCGCCTCGCCAGGAATCGGTGCGGACATTACCCGGCTTTCCGGGGCTGCCTCGTCCGCGCACGCCGCGATCGAACGCCTAACCGAGGCTGCAAAAGGCAGTCGCACGGCATTTGTGCAGCTGATGCAGGTTGCAGATAGCGCGGTCAGGTCGTTCCGTCAGCCGAATCAGGCGCAAGTGGTCGCTGTCGCCCAACCGGCACCATCCGCCGCCACTTCCGTACTCGCGCAAGCCCCGCAAGCCAGCCCGAGCGCGATGCGCGATGTGGCGCAGGCCATGTCAGCGACTGCTACGCAGGCTTCACGCGTCACCGCCACTGTTACCGAGGCGAACCGCGCCATTGCTGCGACGCCACGCATCACGGCTGCAGCCTCGGCGGCGCCTGTGGCTCGCCCACCGCTCGTCGCACAATCGATCGTCGGCGCCGCAACTGGTCAGCGTGTACCTACTGCTACGGGGACGCCTGTCGCGCAACTGGCTGCAGATGCCGGGCGCGCGCAGACGACAGTCGAGCGCCTGACCAGTGCCGCCCGTACCCAGCGTAGCGCATTGGCCGAGCTCGCGCCCGCGGCATCGTCTGCCGCTGCATCCTACCGACAAATCGCCTCGACGCCGATCCGCCTGGATGCGCCGCAAGGCATCTCTGCGACTGCCGCGGCCCTGGCGAATGTCGCAGCACAGGCTGAGAGCGCAAATCGCGCCGTCACCGCACTGAATCGCACCACGGCGCCGGCCACCAGCCAGTCGAGCGCATCGCAGACGATCTCTCGGCAGACCAGCAACACCACCACGACGAACGTTGCCGGGACTGCACCTAGTCCGGCGGGCGTGAACGCGTTTGCCGCCGCGACTGCACATGGCACGACTGCCGTGAATGCGTTCGCCGCCGCGCAGGGTCGCGCCGCCGAAGCTGCGCAACACCTGGCCGAAGCTAATGCACGCAACGAAGCAGCACAAGCTCGCCTCACTTTGGCTGTCCAACGTGCTGCAGCTGCGCAAGCTGCGCTCGACAACGCCTCGCGGTCCGGTTCGGGTGGCACTGAGGCGGTCGCGACCGCCCAAACTCGCCTGCAATCGGCTCAAGCCGCAGTATCTGTTGCGACCGCGAACGTTGCGCGCTCTCAGCGTGCTGCCTCGGAAGCTGCGGAGCGACATCGTGTCGCCCTTGGCTCCGTCGGCCGACAGGCAACCCTGACAGCGTTCCAGGAACAGCAGTTGCACTTCCAGTTGCACGACTTCTTCGTGCAAGTCGCCTCCGGCTCCTCGCCGCTGACCGCCTTTATTCAGCAGGGTTCCCAGTTGTCGGGCACGTTCGGCGGTGCAGGCGGGGCGTTCCGTGCGGTTCTCGGCCTGCTGACGCCAACCACGGTCGCTTTCGGCGCAGCGGCAGTGGCCGTTGGCGGCTTCGCTTTAGCCCTATCCAAAGCCGAATCTGCAGCGCGCGGCCTGAACACGGTCCAAGCGCAACTGGCCGGAACTGGCCGTAAAGGCATGTTCAGCGATGCTGAACTGCGCGCATACCTCGAGCAACTGTCGGAACTCCCGGGTGTCACGCGCGATACCGCTACAGCCATCGTTACCGAACTCGCCAAGGTGCATGAGATCGGCGGCAGTCTGTTCAAGGATCTGGCCGCACTCTCGGTCGATTATGCGAAGGCGACTGGTAAGGAAGCTCCGGAAGCTGCGCGTGAGCTGGCTAAAGCCTTTACTGATCCCAAGCGCGGTGCTGAGCAACTCGACGCAGCGCTGGGCGCCTTGAGCAGCACGCAACTGTTGCAGATCGACCAACTGACGCGCATGGGGAATACCGCAGGCGCGCAGCGGGTGCTGCTCGAAGCTCTGCAGGGCTCGGTCAAGGGTCTTGCGGACAACGCGATGACCCCGTTGCAGAGGTCGATTGATGATCTTGGTAATTCCTGGGATCGCGCAATGCGTTCTATGGAGGCGTCCGAAGGCCTGCGCAAGACCAATCGCCTT